AATCTCTAACACCAATCGCAGCTGAAATGCCTCCAGCTAAATCTTTAATTGCTTCGGAACTATTAGGATTAAGCAAATCAGTAAATCCTTTTTCTATCGTTGAACTTCCAAACTGCACAGTTTTGTTACTTGGAGATTTTATTTTCTTCTTAGCATCATTCATCAACTGTTTTAAACCGGCTGCATCTTTAGAATAATCCAACAACACATTGGTTGGATACATTAGGGCAGCTGCCATCATTATTTCTGAAGCTTCATAAGCCATTTAAAATACTCCATTATTTGTTTATTGGAGTATTTATCCTATCACAACTAACGGATAATGTCAATCTCTTTATCGCCAGACCATACTTCCATTTCATTTCTAAGACGACCTTCAGCCTTCAGATTCTCATGTCGGTTGATGGCCTTTGTTCTCCACCATTCTGTAATGTTAGCCAAATGATGTTTATCATAGTTTTCATCTGGTAAAATCTTATCTGTTTTTCCAAGAGTTATGTCAATATAGTTTCCAATACCATAGTTGGACACATAGTACCGCTTCTGTTCTGTTAAGGACTTGGCCTTGGTGATTGTGGCCATGAACTTATCATAGTCATCTTTGTGAGGTTTCAATGTAGCCTTGGTCATCGCAATAATCGTGGTACTAATCTTCAACTTACGGCTAGAGGCATCAGGCGGAACAAACTCACCAACAATATCTTCAACATAATCTTTTAGGTCATCATATGGTTTGCCATGCATCATTGGTAGAAAATCTGATTCAGTTACACCTTTGAATCGTAGGTATGGTTTCATACCATCATATTGAGAGATAGCCTTTGAAGTGCCATATAAAGATGTTGTTTCAAACAAACAGGTGTTCATCTTATACTTTGCATTTAGCATCTGACGAACTTCATGTGAACAACAGATAGCAGCGAGAAGCTTGCCGCCAAGGTAATTGTAACCAAATGGTTGTGATGGCACGATTACAAATCCCATGGCGGCAGCGTTGTTAAATGATTTGGTCGTTGCCGTTTCGTTTGTTATAACGCAGCCTAGTAACTCATTACGAGGCTTCATCATAATCGTTGGAGACCCAATACGAATGAACCCGACCCACTTCTGAGTTCTTTTCTCTAACACAGCCAGTCTTATGTTTCTGCCGGGTGATGATAGGTTATTATGTGATGAAATGATATCAAGGTAATTAGACCATCTTTCAGCAGGCAATTCAACGATATCAAACTCCATATCTTTTGGTGAAATGGTAAAATCGCCAAATAAATCTTCTTCTGGTCCACAACCTGGCAAGGCAATTGGTCTTTCAGCCAATGAATTAAGTTTCTGCTCACGCATATACTCATCAATTCGGTTGAAATTGCCAAAGTAGTTCTCAAAAACAGAGGCAATATAGTTTGCCTGTTCTCTGTTCAAATTCATAATGTAATTTTCTGGTTGTATTTGTAAAACTTCTTTAGAAAGCTATTATACACTACCGGGTCTGTTTTTGCAAATAAAATTTGATACATTTCCTTAGTCTTAGAGTGAGATTTGCCATGTAACCGCATCTCTATTACTGCCTCTTGTGCATAGGCATCTATCTCATCATCATCACCGTAATACTCTAGCTGAACTTTCAAGGTCTTATCTTCTACATTGCTTCTGTATTGTTTACCAAAGTTATTGCCTCTTTGGCGAAATTGGTAACGATGCCTTTTTTCATGCACCAATGTTTTGAATACTTCATCAATGAAAACCTTTACAGTTCGTTCTTCAAGCTTAAATGGTACATCTCTTTCATTTTCATTAAACGAAATGAACATTTCAATATCTTTACCATCATAAATTGTTGGGTCATAATAACCACCAACACAAAGAATACTATATGATGTATTTGTTGTATCAATATATTTTCTTACTCGCACCTTATGTTCAGCCAACATTCTTCTTGTCCAATAAATCACTTGATTTGGAGTTTTCTCACCATAAAATCGGTGAGAATAGGAATGTAACTTGTCGTAGAGTGTTTTATGTTTCATACCTTGAAACTGTCAAACTTGTTATTTAGCCTGCGTTCACGGTTACCAAATGTATTTAGCGGTTTATCTTCAATGTCTTGGCCAGAATCAATGATATCATTCTGTGCTGATTGCTCGGCATCATACAACCTCATTTTGGATCTATCAACACCAATTACAAATCGTTTATACACATTAGGGTCACCATAACGATTCTTCAACTGTTTGACCATCATCTGATTGAGTTGTTCAAGTTCTTCGGTTGAAATCAAAGCAAACATAAAGTCAGCAGTTGCAGGCAGACCAAACGATTCAGAAGTATCTTCAAGACCAACATCGGTACTTGTGAAACCACTTCTCGTTGTTTGTGTTGCACTTACAACAGGAACATTGAACTCAACAGCCAGACCACGGAGTTCTTCTGCAATAGATTTGATATAAGAATAGGTGTTTACACTACCACCCATTTTGATACGAGCAGAACAACAGATGTTTAGATAATCAATAAAGACAATATCTGGTGTGAAGTTCTTCTTCAACTTTAATTCATTTAGCAAAGAACGGAAATGGCCTGCATGAGCAGCTGCAGTTGGATATTCTTTGATGATTAGTTTACCATGTGTCTTTGATTTAAGAATCTCAAACTTTCTTTCATACTCGGACTTAGAAATGGTTTGCAATTCATTTAGGTCAATGTTCATTAGGTTTGCATCAATACGCTCTGCAATCTTTTCTTCGGCCATTTCCATTGTGATATACAACACATTATGGCCTTGACTGATAGAACTGGCAGCACAATGACACATGAACAATGATTTACCAACACCAGTACCAGCAAGTGCGATGTTTAGAGTTTTGATTGGGAAACCACCTTTGGTGATTTTGTTGAACAGGTCAAGGTCAAAACGAATACGAGATTCAACACGGTGATAGAAATCATATCGGTCATCATAGTCATTTAGATAATCGTGACCAACAGAATTGTCAAATGAAACACCAAGAGCATCACTCAGGAGTTTTGGTATTTCACCTTTGGCTTTCTTACCAGATTTATCATCAAGGATGCCAACAGATTCCATAATGGCATTATAGATTGCTTTATCTTGGCAGAACTTCTCTGTGTGTTCTACAAGCCATTGTTGCTCAGATGGGTCTTTGTCATCGTGAACTTCATTGAGAATGTCAATTGCTGTCTTAACTTCAGATTCAGAAAGATTTTTACTTTCTGTGAAATTAATTACAAGAGCTTCGTGTGTGGGTAGTGTTTTGTATTTGTTGGCAAAATCTTGAACTTCTTTGAATACATTTCTTTCATTAATGTCAGAGAAATATTCTGGTCTAATAAATGGAATAACTTTACGAGCATATTCCTCATTGTATATCAAATTCTTGATTATCGTCTTTTCTAATCTTTTCATTCTCTTGGTTCAGTAAAATTTCAGTTAATATATCACCCATCATTGTAGAGAAGTTTTCATCTTTTGTCAAGTCATCAATGTCGTGTTTACCTGGATTTACAACTGTATATCCAAACTGTAACACACCCATTTCGCCTTGCGGTACTACTCTTACTTTACCATAATGGTAAACAACACCAGCATACTCACCTTCTAAGATTTGTAGGCCGGTGATTTCAGAGTTAGTAAAGTCAATGAACTTAAAATCTTTACCTTCAAGCGGCATCTTCTTCTTCTTCTTGTAAAAGAATTGGGTTACTTTCTCCCATAATGTTTCCATAAGCGATTCCATATTTTTGATTTACATACTCTTTGAACTTTTCATCTTTCAATAATGGCAACATGAAGTCATCCGTTTGAGTAGCTTCAAATCTTACTTTGTCACCTATTTCTCCACTTTTTTGGTCAATCTTTGCATACCAACCCGGAGATGGTTTAGAAAGAAACCCACCTTCAATGGCAATATCCACAAGGCCAGAATACTTTTGGATACCACCATCAAAAGATACGCTGATAGGAATCTTAGACTTTTCTTTAACATAACGAGATTTCTCCACATTGATAATAAAATTGTAACCAGTAATTTCTGTTCCAGTTTTTTCTTGTTGACGACCAAGAATGTAGATATTATCAGCAGAGTAATAAGAACCTGTGCCACCACCAACGATATCTTTAGGGAACATACCAATCTCTTTGTAAGTATGATTCACAACAATCAATGAAATATCTTTTAGATTTAAGTGTGGTGTGACCATGCGGAACAAACTCTTAACTTGTTTAGCACGGCTCATATCTGCAACTGATTTGCCCTCAAGAGCATCTTCAACTTCTTTCTTTGATGCCAGATTG